CCATTACAATTCGCAATTGATAATGATTTCGACACTGAAAATGCTAAGTTCAAAGCAGTTGAGCGTTATTCATTTGGTTGGACAGACCCAAGAGGCGTTTACGGCTCACCTGGTGCTTAAGACCTAAACTGTTAGGTGGGGAAGTACCATCTTCCCCCCTACTTTTCTTATATAATATAGGAGATTTAAAATGGGAATATCAAGTTATCCTAACGGATGGAAAGGTGGAGTTGTCGTAAAAGGCGTTCCATTAGAAATACCAAATCCTGGAAAAGTATTTTGGGTTAATAACTCAGGTGTAATACCTCAGGGTGGTATTGGTGGTTCTGACAGCAATGACGGAACTTATTTAAGACCTTTTAGTACTATAGATGCTACTATTGGTAAATGTACGGCAAATCGTGGTGACGTTATTTATGTCATGCCTGGACACAGCGAAACTATTACTACTGATTCTGAAGTAGATTTCGATGTTGCTGGTGTAAGATGCATAGGATTAGGTCACGGCGGCGCAATGGCTCAAATTAATTTTAATGCCACAGCAGCTACTGTTGCAGTAGGTGCTGATGATGTTGTTATTCAAAACATGAGATTTACTGCTGACGTAAGTGCCGTAGTAGATGGTATTGTTGTTGAAGATGGCGTAGATGATGGTGTTATCAGAGATTGTGTATTTGACGTTGTTTTAGCTGCTACAGATGAGTTTGTAGATAGCATTAGTTTTGTAAACGACAACAGTCGTTGGTTAGTAGAAGGTTGTACATTTGACATGGCTCTAGGTGGAGCAGCTTCAGCTGTACATATGGATGCTGACACAGACAAATTAACAATTCGTGGAAATGTTATGCGTGGTGACTATTCAGTTGCTAATATTACTGGTGATACTACATTATCTACCAATCTAGATATTGATAGTAACTTACTAGAAAATGGTGATGGCAGTAATTTAGGTGCTCAACCATGTATTGACCTTGTTGGTATCAATTCAACTGGTACTATTCGTAATAATTATTTAGTTTGTAACTTAACAACTAAAGCAGCTTCAATTGTAGCTGCTCAATGTTTGCTATTTGAGAACTATTATAATGAAGATATAAGTGGAAGCGGTACTGGCGGTATAATTGGTGCAGCATCTGCTGACGACTAATTAGTATTAGTCTTGTTTTACTTTTTGGGGGAGTTATCTCCCCCTATTTTTAAATTTATAGGAGATATATATTATGCCTGCACCAAGAAATAAATACTCTGGGCTTAGGGATGCTGATGCAGTTTTTCATAGCGGACAAAAGTGTATTCTTGCTGGGGTACAAGTAATAACTGATGGAACTAACGAAGCAACATTAGTTATAACAGACGCTGCATCAGGGACTACCGCGTCAGGAACTAACGAAGTATTTAAAGCTGTTGTACCTGCTGGAGAAGATACAAAACATTTTTCAATGCCTGAAGGTGGTGTTCATGCTGAAAATGGATTATCTTGTAATGTATCTGGCACTAACGCAGCATACATAATTTATTTTAGATAATAACAAATGAGTTTTGGTAAGAAAACTAGGAATCCTGGGTGGCAACCTGGAAATCATTGGGTTAAATGTGATGTATGTGATTTCGTATACCGAGACGCAGAGATGTTTGAAAGATGGGATGGGGCAGTCGTATGTAAATACGATTGGGAACCCCGACACTCTCAAGATTTAATTAGAGGAGTTGAAGATAAAATAACTCCTGACGGATTTATAAGACCCGATGATGATGCAAATGCAGGAATAACAGTTTGTATAACCAGATCTGCTAGGGCTGGACAAGCTGAAGCAGGCTGTGCTAGAACAGGGGATACTTCTTTTACACCAATACCAGTGAGCGGATTATAATATGGCAACAACAGCTTTTACTGACGGCGAAACGGTCATTGTAGCATCTTGGCTCAATGAAGTTGACGCCCTCGTACACGATATATTTAATGGATTATCAACAACTACTAAAGGCGATGTATTAGCTTCTAATGGAACTAATATTATACCTCTAGCAGTTGGGTCAAATAATCAAGTTTTAACAGCAGACTCTTCTGAAGCAACAGGAGTAAAATGGGCTGCAGCAGGTGGAGATGTAGTAGACGATGCTACACCTCAATTAGGTGGATTTTTAGATACTAATGGCAAGTTTATTAGCATGTCACAAGGAACTGCTATTGCTTCTGTAGCTGGTGATACAGATATATGGGCGGGTGTTGATGGCAATACAGTCCACATAACAGGTACTAATGCTATAACTGACTTCGGTACTCCGAAGCGGGTTGGTGATCATATGTGGTTAATATTTGATGCTGCTGCGTCTGTCGTAGATAGCGCCACAATAACTGTGGCTGGTAATACTAATTATCAAGCTGCTGCTAATGATTTAGCTCTTGTATATGCATTAACTACTTCTGCATTCTTATTTATGCCATTTCCTAATAGTGGTTCTTCCCCAGTAGCTGCTTCTGGCGGATTACAAGATGCTGGAGGCAACGTAGTGGGAGTTGAAAATATACGAACAACAGCTGGAAATTTTGAAGTAACTGATGGTAGTAACCTAATGACTGCTGGACCATTTACAATTGCAAGTACTCATACAGTTACTGTAGGCGCTGGCGAAACTTGGACGGTGGTATAATATGAGTATATTAAAAGTAAATACACTTCAAGATGCTTCTGGAAGTAATCCAACTACTACTGCTAATTTAAACCAAGGAACAGTAAAAGCGTGGTTTAATTTGAATGGAACAAGCACTCCCGCATTTAGAGATTCATTTAACTGTGCAAGTATTACAGATAATGGTACAGGCGACCATACAGTAGTAATCACTACTGATTTCGGTAGTGTTAATTACACAGCAGTAGGAACTGCGAAAGAAACAGATAATACAAGTGTAAGTGGTACTATTATAGGATTTAATTCACAGGCCGCAGGTTCTATTAGATTGATTACCTGTAACGCATCTTTTGCAGCGGCTGATTGTGTATTAGTTTATGGCGTAATGCTTGGAGATCAATAATGGCGGATGAAAGAATAGTGTATCAAGGAGAAGATGGAATAGCTAAAATTGTTATTCCTGCCCCAGAGTTTTTAGCGAATGGCGGTACGATAAACGATTTATTAATAAAATCTGTTCCTGAAAATTGCAGAGATTCAGCAGATATTGTTGACGTAGATGCAGTTGAAAGTGACAGAACATTTCGCAACGCTTGGGTAACTTCTAAAGGCAAATCAACAGAGGTTGATTTAAGCAAAGCAAAAGTTATTGCTAAAGAGAAAGTTAGAGAGGCAAGAATACCTAAGTTTCAAGAATTAGACATTGCTTACCAACGTGCAGATGAAGCTGGTGATTCTGATACAAAGACAGCAGTATCTACTAAAAAACAAACTATCAGAGACGCAACTAAAGACACAAAGATAACCAATGCTGATTCCGTTGATAAATTAAAAGAAGGTATGGAAGCTGTGATTAAAGAGGTAAATGATTTATGAGTACACTAGTTGTAGAAGCAATTCAAAATGCTGCAGGTAATAAGTTAGAAGCAGTTCAACTTGTAGCATCAGGTACTTCCGCAGGCGTTGCATCACTTGACCTTGATATTTCTAGTAGTGTTTTTACTCACTGGGATTTATGGATAGACTCACTTACCCCTGCTACAGATGGAGCAGTATTAGCTTTGAGAGTTTCTATCGATGGAGGAAGCACTTTTAAATCAGGGACTAATGATTACGAATGGGGTGGTGCTTACTCTAATATGTCAGGTAGTGGAACAAACCAACATGGTGATCCTGGTCATACAGGTATGTCAATATTCGCAGATAATACTTTAGGAAACGCTACTAACGAGACAAATAATGCAAGAATTTCTATCTTCAATCCTCGTGATGCTGGGCAATTTTTCAATATTACATCAATCGGTACATTTACATTAGACTCAGGTGTTAGAGTATGGGGAGCTTATTCGGGACATTATAATCTTGGTACTGATGACGTAACACATATTCAATTAATATTTGAATCTGGAAATATTGCAGATTGTAACCACAGACTTTATGGGTACACATAGGAGAAATTTATGACACGTTATAGACAGACTAAAGATGGAAAAATTAAATTTACTCCAGAACAAGAAGCTGCTAGAGATTTAGAAGAACAGGCTTGGGAAGATGGTAAAGATAAAAGACTTGCCAAGATGAAGATAAGGGAACTAGAGTATGCTGTTACTCAAAGAAGGTTACGCGATGCTGTTTTAGGCACCGATGATGGTTGGTTAGAGGCACAGGAAGCAAAAATTGCAACTGAAAGAGGTAAATTGTAATGGCTAAAATTACAAACACAGGTGTCTTTATTGTAGAGGCAGGTGATGATGTTACGGATATCGCTGGAAGTTCGCAAATCTGGGTTAAGTCAGATGCCCCAAGTTCTTTATATCATACAGATGATACAGGTGTTAAGCATAGACTTGGCACAACTGTAGGTGCAGAAGTAACTACTGGTGCAACAACGGTAGCAGCAACAGGAATACCTCCTGGTGTTACGTGTGTTGATGTTTTATTTGAGGGATTATCAGCAAATGGTACTAGAGAATGGATAGTACGCATCGGACCGTCAGGGGGTGTAGAAACTAGTGGATATGTATCAAGGTCAGGTAATGGTGCTAATATGGACACAAGTACTGCGGGTTTTATTATGACCTACTCAGTAGCGGCAGGAGATACAAGAGATGGTATTATTCATCTTCGCTTAAAGGATGTAACTAATAATACTTGGATTGCGTCTGGAGTTACTAGCGATAATGGTACTCCTCAGATGCAATTCAACGCAGGTGCAAAAAGTCTTGCAGGTGTATTGGAGAGAGTTCAAATCTCAGATACTACTGGTGGTACAGATACCTTTGATGCTGGTTCTATTGCATTATCATTCAGTTAAGAGGAAAATAAAATGGCTGACGTAATTGAAGTAAATGTACAAACTGGTGAAGTAATAGAACGAGCTTTTACTCAAGCAGAAAAAAATAATATAGTTTTAGAATCAACAGAAGAGAAGTGGAGAAAAATAAGATTAAGGCGTGATGACCGATTACGAGAAACAGATTGGTGGGCTAGTTCCGATTTAACTATGTCTGACGCACAAACTGCCTATCGTAAAGCATTAAGAGATTTACCTACTCAGAGTGACGTAGATAACATAACGTGGCCTGATAAACCTTAAATGGTTAATATACCTTGGTACGCAGATTTATTTCTATTATTCTTACCACTACTTTTTAGTACGGTAATTGGATTATGGATTAATGTATTACTTCGTCGTATAAATAGACAAGAAGGTAATCCTCCTTGGAGTATAAAAAGGACTTTTTTAATGGCTTGTGTAATATCAAGTCCATTAGCTGCGCTAACTCAAATACTATTACAAGCTGTGTTAGAGCCGTATATTTTTATTGAAGATGGTACATCAATGGTAGTGTTTGACGCTGTGATGTCTCCCTTCTTGGTTTTACTTACATACAATGTAGCATTGTGGTATTTTAATAAAAAGAATTGGTATAGCGCATATACTTTTATTAGAGTAAAACATAGTGAGATTATAGATTATGCTGATGATGTAAGTGATTTTACGGTACAAAATTACCATAAATCATCATTAAACGGAAACGATATAAAGGAAGAATAATGGCTACAAGTGGATCAGTTGATTTTTCAATAACAAGAGATAATATAATTACCGAAGCTCTTCAGCTTATTGGTGTTATTGGTGAAGGAGAAACTCCAAGCACTAACCAAAAATCTGATTGTGCTAGATCTCTTAATATGATGATTAAGTTCTGGATGGCAGAGGGAATGAATCTATTTGTCAATCAGGAAATAGTCCTGTTTCCAATCAAAGGACAAAGACAATATACGTTTGGTGGTTCTTCAGTAGATAACATGGCTAAGGAGTCTGAAGTTATTACTACTAAATTAAATGGTAGTGTTTCATCTTCAGCAACTTCTTTAACGGTAGACGATACTACTAGTATGGCTGTTGGAGATATAATAGGTGTAGTAACTGATTCTTCGGGAATACATTTTAGTACTATCAC